CGGTGGTCGCCGTATCATTTGACAATTTTAATTCCCTGTGTTTTAACATCATCTCTGTATAATATAATGCAATTTCCGGATTCTCCAAAATCATTTGGCCAATCATTGCTAGTAACCCGAATCCAGCCTTTTTCGTTCCATTGATCCAAATCTACATGCAAACCGAATGTTTGTATTAAATCCAGCACATTAGCCCTTATCTCTTCTTCAATTTCATTTAATGTCATAATATGTAATTAACGTAATTCTCTTCTTCACCGATTCTAGGTGCTATATGCCATGATAATGAATTTTCAACGAATGCCCAATCTTCTACACCAAGTTCTTTAAATCTTTCGTTTATCTTTCTTGTATAAAAAGTAGATATTGTTCTAACTCTTCGTTGTATGTCTGCTCGTGGCAACTCTTGTGAATTACCACCATGATAAAATTGTAGATAACAACATTCTGCAATTTTAGCAAATTTAGTCACTAAAAATGTCCTAACTATAAGTTCATAATCATCTGCAATACTCAGTCTCCTATTATGTCCTCCAATTTTGAAATAAACATCTCTTCTCCATGCTCGTAAATGATTAGGAACACCTACAATGTGACGTATAGTCAAGGGGTTTATGTTTGCAGTATTAGCTACTTTAAATTTTATTCCCATGTGAGTTTCTTCTCTATATGATCCGTATCCAAAAGAAAATCCATCACCATAAGTTAATGAATTGTAATTTTCATCAATTTCTGCACAATCTGAATAGACAAATCCTACATCAGGGTACTCATTGAATGCATTAACTGTTCGTTCTAATGCATGTGATAGTAAGTAATCATCATGATCAAGTTCGAGTATAAATGCTCCTTTGGATAAAGAGAATGCTCTATACTTAACTTCTCCTATTATTCCCTTACTTTTTTCTTTAAAATCGTAAACTTTGATTCTAGGATCAGATTTTGCCAAGTCTTCAGCTATCTTGAGAGTTATTGTATCAGTAGAATCGTTCACTAGTACCCATTCCCAATTGTTATAAGTTTGGTTTAATAACGATTGATAAGTTCTTCTCAATTTCTCTCCAGTATTATAAAGGGGAGTAGCTATGCTCACTAGCTCACTAACATTTGAATTTAAAATATAATTCATTGCGCATGAATAAGCATTCTCTCCTGCATAAGAATCATTAGTTATGCTGTGTATCCACCGTTGTCTAAAATCATAGGATAGTGTGGACAATGTAGTGTATGGAGAATAAGATTCTCCAATAGTGAGTATACAATCCGGATTAAACTCCGATATATCGGAAATTGCATCTCTATTGTTTGAAAATTTAACTTTGATTGAATTATCTTCATAATCAAAAACTTTGAGTGACGATAATCCTGTATCAGATCCTAGAAGCAAAACTTTAGGTAGAAAATAGTCATTATTTGGAACCTGTAAACTATTATAGTTACATAGAACTTTATTGATAAAAACAAAGCTATCAGGATTCTTTGAGTAAATTTCTTCAATAAATAGCCCATCTGCTACATACTGATTAGGTGCAAATCTTGAATCTCCTATAAGTGATAAATGAAGCAAAAATTGTCCCATATCAATTCCTTGAACTTTTACGTTTTCAGGTTTAGCTTCTCTAATTTCTAGTTTTGTAAAGTCTTTACCCCCAACATATTGCGAAAAAATCATGCCTTCCACATCTTCAGTTTCATAAGATTCATAAACTGATGAAAAGAAATCTGGATGAATTTCGTTGTCATCATCTAAAATATAAATCCATGAATCATTACCATCGCTATATAATTTATCTATAACTCTATTTATAAGAGAATGACCCATATCACCTGGAACACCTTCCCAGAAATATGAAGTGACTGGAATTCCACTGGCAGTAAGACAACTAGTATCAATAGTCTTAACTACTGAAGTGTCTACTATTATATGCCAATGCAGATCTATTTCAGGTATTCTGTTAGCAAGAATGCTGACCAAAACTTTATTTAAAAGAGTTGGTCTGGTGCATCTTGTTATTATTTCTATCTTCATATTATACAGATTCTGCTTCAACTTCTTCAGTATCAACTACTCCTGAATCTTTGATAATTCCTTCGAGTAATTTGAATTCAAAAGATTTGAATTTGAAAGTTTTATTTACTAAACCGCCTTCAATTCTTACACAAACTCCTTCTTTGATATGTCTATTATCTAAGGTTGATGGTCCAGAACCGTATTCTTCTACTAATTTAGAAAAATGCTCATTAAGATCTCTATCATCAAGCTTTTTAGGCTTTCTACCTTTAGCTCTGAGGATAGTAGACAATTCTAATTCTCTTAAAGTAAGAGTAGAGATATGTGGAACTGTTTTAATTCCAAGTTCATTACATCTTTTTACTACATCTTCCCATGCATAGTCAATAGATTGTCCATCTTCGTTTGCGAATGTCATTCTATAAACATATACTGAACATTCATTCGGTTCATGTCCATATGAAAATGTCATTTTATCTCCATACCTTTTAGTGAAAGCTTTATCATTCATCTTAGTAGTATCAACTGATGGCATAATTGAAGCTCCTGTCGATTCGTATCCTACAATTTCAAAATAAGCTGTTTCACCTTTACGAAGATTATCTTGAAACAATTTCATAGCTTTATCTCTGATAGTTGGATCATGAAACTGGGTTCCGTTATTCTCACTCAATACTACTCTACGGGTACCATTTAAGTATTCCCATGTTTTAGTATCTATTTTAGCTCCAAAGAATTTTGCAATTTTTTCAATTGCAGCAGGAAGTCTGTTCATTTGAACATGACCAATCCTACCTGAAGTGCCGTGAAGTTTTTCAGTGATAATAATATGTTGTCCTTTTTGGAATTCGTGAATGTTTTTACCGAAATGCCCAGTATCAAAATGCTCTTTAAACATTACAGAAGATCTAGAAACTTTAGCTTTCTTGCCTTGGTTTTCTCTTGCAATTTTTAAAGTTGCTGGATTCACATATTTATTACAGATAGGAACACCTTTCCATTCTGTGAATTCAAACCCCTCTACATCCAATCCTGTTACTTGAATAAATCCAAAGTAGTGCAATGGAACCCAGAATCCATCTGAAATTTCACCTCTAAATCTTTGAGCTCTTACTCTTCGATTTGCATCAAACATTCCTCCACTCTCTTTTGGTCTTGCATTTAGATCTGCATCACGATATAAATTGTTAGCTTTACAAAATTCATCAGATAATTGCCCATCAGACGGAAAGTACACACCTATGTGATCTTCTAAACTATCTAGACCAATTACTACTTGATTTCCGTGACAAGTTGCTAGTTGAACTTTGTCCGCGTTTGTGTGAGGTCTAACATTTTTTAACCTCGTTACGATTGCTGCATACGCCATTATTTCCTATATTTAGTTAATTCTTCTTCTAATTGTTTGAGTTCTTCGTTAAGCGTTGATAAATGTTCGGGTAAACATTTTTTAATTTCTTGGTGTTTAACGTTAATCTCGGATAAAACTTTCAACTTAGTCTTCATAAAAAATCCTTTGCTAATTGTTTATAGCAAAGGATAACTAAAAATTCTGAAAAATGGAAATTATCTGGTCATTAATTTCATCTGTTCAATAGTGGATTTTGGATCGCTATGCAATATGGCTGAACCTCCACCTTCTGTGAATGCATTCACATATTTTTTTCTATCATCAATGAGAACATCGTTTTTAGAAGATGCATATTTCTCTTTCTTTTTATCTACATACATTTTATCAAATAATCCGTTAAAATGTTTTGTCATCCATTGCCTTTTTTCTTCAGCGCACCATTCTGAATCCACAGGAGCAGTTAAAATATTGGGAAGTTTACCAGACAATTCAGATGCAGCTTCTAGCATTTCTTTAGCATCTTCCATTATTGGAAGATTCATGAAAAATCCTCTTTGATCAGCAATTTCATGTATTAAATCATGAACTGTGTCATAAAGAGACTTTAATTCTTCATTACCTTTAGGGAGGAATACTTTGACATCATCTATAGTGGTCATATGCTTAACTTCAGGATGTTCCTTTTGAATGTAATCAAAAAGCTCTTTTTTTGCATCCTTAACTTCGTCATATCGTTTGTCTTGTTCAATTCCTTTATCGAAATCAGCTAAAACTCCATCCATATCGAAAAAGAATTGAATATCTTTAGTAGATTCATTTAGAAAGTCTGTGTAATTATGAAATCTCATTATTGTTCTGTTAATTTAGGGGTTTCGTCAATTTCCTTCTTGACATCTTCGAGGAATCTCTTATAGTCTTCAAAAGCTTCAGGTGTAAAATAAGTCATCATTCGATTGGAAATAGGATCATTTTTAAATGGAAGATCCCATTCTAGTATTTGAGACATTGATGCTTGTGAAGGCAAATTATCCACATAAATAGCAGTGATAATTTTACCATTACCGTATGTTCCAGATCCATGCCATCCACTAAGTATAAACTTGGGATTTTTCACAGGTCTCTTTTCTAGCGGATTTCCCTGGAACCATGTCCAATCTATACCGGCAGAGGATTTAGGTGCTTGGTAAGCATTAAATCCCTTTGAGTTAAGTACCTTTTTTGCATATTTCAGCATTTCATCAGTTAATGCATCAAACTTTTGGTATGGAACATTAAAGACACCCGCTTCTTCATTAATAAATGAATCAAATGTTAAAATCTTACTCATTACTTTATAACTTCAACACTCTCAACACCCTCAATGTTCTTGATAGCTGCAATGTTTTTCTTTTTGGCTTTTACCTTTATAACACCAAATGGTAATACTTTTTTGTCTGTGATGTCACCAATTGCATCAAGTGATTTCTCAACGTCTTCAGGTTTATCATCTAACATGATATCCATTTCTACCTCGGCATCTTCATGCAAAGCATCAAAATCTACAATGCTCTCAGCTAAGTATTCTTCTCTAGATTTTACTCTTTTCATATTATTAATTTTGTTTTGTGTCATTCTTTAATTTAATGTATTCTTTGTAATAATCAGAATTTTCTACATCAGTAGCTTGCCATTGTGGCATTCTGCTTTCATCAGAAAAATCCTCAAATGCACTAACTATAGCAGCATAGTATTCACTCTTTGGATCTATGTTAGCTGATACCGGATCATTGTAATAATCTTCCAAATATTCACCAAATTCTTTAGCATCTAGAGTTTCTCCAGAAAGATTTGCTAATTCCACAGATGCTTCAACAGGATCTATAATTTCTTCAACTTTAGAAGCAAATTCATTTTCAATGATCATTTTTTGCGCTGACAATTCATCAGATACAAAACTTTCAAATGTTATCTTTATATTTCTCATTAGTGTTTTGCGAGCCACTTAGCTGCCGCTTTACCGCAATGCATCTTAAGTACTACATATTTTTTATCTATCCTACCTGGCTTTTTCTTTAGTTCGTAATCGAAGAATTTTCTCCATTCACTTTCTTTAACATCGTCAATCTCAACAGGATTTCTAACATTAAAGAATTTTATTCCACGTTGGATGAATTCAAAAAATTCTTTGTCATCCATATCATTAGTTTTGGGATCGAATAGATTTCCTTTGGTCATTACGAACCATTCACCATCTTTGTCTTTTATTCCAAAAATAGTCTTGTCTTCAGTGCCTTGATGAATAGTATATTTCTTGCCTTCGAAACTGAAATGATATTTATACCCTTTTATAGTATCCTCATTTAAGTGTTCCTCGTTAAGAAAATCATCATAATTTGTTATTATCTTGCTCATGAAAATTCATTTCCTTTTTGTCTATATATCTTGATCTAATCGTTTAAAATTACGATTCTCTTTTGAAATTCAGGGGGGAAATTCTTTCTGGATCTTCTGAATAAATCGGAAAGGCATCCATCTAAAAAGTATGTAATCGCCCAATCTTTATCATGTCTAATAGATCTTCCTATCCCCTGTAAAATACTGGAAGATGTTTTCCAATCGTACCATCCTGGTTGGTAGTCTATTTTTGCACTTACAAATTTATCTCCTAATGATGGAAATGGAACTTTAACAAATATCTGAAATCTACTTTTTTCTGCTGATAAATCCAACCCCTCTAATATCGATGGACCCATCAGGATTAAGTTATCTTCAGCTAAGAACCTTTCGAGAGCAAGTTCTTTTTCCTGTGTACCTTGATATACTATTACACGTTTGCGATTTTCATCGCTTAAGCTTTCATAAATCTTAGAAGAAATATCGTAAGATCCACTATGGATGATTCCACTAAAGTTTAAATGTTCAGATAAAATATCGTTTATCTTATTAGCCATCCAAGGTAAAGTCTTATCTTTATGAGCAAGACTCATTCTTCTTTTTGGAAAATAATAAATTGGAGAATCTGTGTAATCAAAATGACTATCCATTCTGAAATATCTAGCATCTGTAGCGCCAACTGTTTTCAAAAATATCGAAGGATCTCCCATTGTAGCTGTCATTAATAATTTAAACCCAGCTTGTGAGTGAAAGTGTCTATCCATCATGTACGATTCATCCAAACAGTTAAAAATTAGCTGCTCTCCTTGTAGATTTTTTATCATGCTAGGAAGACCTGCATTTGCTATGATGTGATTATAATCTTCAAATTTACAGTGCATGTCTTTAACCCAGTCAGCTAAGCCTAAATTAAATCTCCATTCCTTTGGAACTTCTGTTTTCTTATATAAACTCGAAACATAGTCTTTCATGGATTCTCCACTTCTTGTAAATTCGGAAAGCTGCATTTCAAATTCTTTCAATAAAGCAGCTAGTTTTCCAGAATCATCTTGTTTGTATAAATTACTTATGACAGTTCTTACTCTAGCCGAAGAGGATTTAAGTTTCCCTATGTTGTATTTTATCAGTATACCTCTAATTTTTTCTAGTTTTTCTAATGTCCTTTCATCTAATCTAGGGCTAAAGTGATTTTGTACAATATCTGATAGCTTATGAGCTTCATCACACAGAGTAAAATCTCTTTTTGGAAATGGCACACTTTTACCCGATTCTATCATTTTTCCTTCTACATAGTTTCTCTGTATTAACCAGTAAGAATAATTCAAAAGCGTAACAGGAGATTTTATAGCTTTTTTTCTATTGAATAGGTATCCACAATCAGGGAAACACATCAGTTGCTCTGATTCTTCGTAAGATACATTCTTCATTTTACAGTCTCCAATGCTGAATTTTTCTCCATTTGCTATACATGTGTAATTATCTACTCCTTTCACAGATCCCCAATCTAAACGATTCTTATTGAAATCTTTTTCGTACTGAGTTTGTAACATTAAATCGGATGCTAGAATATATCCTTTCATTTTTAACTCAGACAAAAATCCGGAAACTACCATTGCTATGATAGATTTTCCGGATCCAGTTGGCGCATCTAATAAATAGAGATTGCATTTTGCATCAAAAAACGCTTCTAATATATCGATAATTACTTCTCGTTGTTGAGTTCTAAACTTAAATGATTCACCATAAACTCTGTTTATGTATTTGTCTAGCATTCTCTCTATTTGGTCCTTTGATATGTTCATGATGATTATATCAAAAAGTAACCTAAGTTCTATTCATTCTCAATTGTTCTAATATTATCTATTTCATGTTTCAACGATTTAAGTTCTAAGGAATAATTGCTTTCTTCTATAGTCTTCTTTACTATATTATTTGCAGTTTCTCTACTTATTCCAGAATTAATTAACGTAATAATCATGCGAATTTCCATCTCTAAAAGAGATTTTTCTATAGATTTGCATTTTTCTAAAAGTACAGCAATTTTTGGCATTTAGTGATGGAATCATTATTTTAACACAGCTTCTGCTCTATTAGCAAATTCGCTTGTTATCCCTCCAAATTTATAGATGTATTTTTTAGAGTTTGCTGCATCCCTGATATATTTTATAGCTTCTTGTCTATTAAGGGGTTTAGACAATATGATAAGTGTAGACTTAGCATCGGATGGAATTCCATTTACCGAAAATGCAGCAAATCTTAGCACTGACTTGAATAATTCTTCTGGAATTTTAAATTCATCGACGAGTTTCTTGGAAAACACTTTATAACATTCTGCAGGTTTCATAGGCTCTATTTCAGCTAAGACATCTATGGGCTTATCTCCTTTAGATTTATCATCTGGTACATTAGCAGATTTAATAGCATCTGATACTTTATCCAATTCTTTGGAAGTGGTCTTGATAACTACTTCAGCATTTTTTTGGTAAGTATCCTTGTTTGCTTCAATCTCTTTATAAGCTTGCATAATAGCTGCAGACGAATCTCTTCCTCCATCATTCCCACACAGTACTCTATAAAAATTCTGAATAAGATTAGTAGCTACATTATCAGGATGTATAAGAATAACATCTGTAACATAGCCTTTTTTATGTAAAGTTTTTAGATTTCCTATCATTTTCTTAGGTTCATCGCCGACTTCATCGTACGTAACGTCTCTCGATTTTTTAATAGACTTTTCTTGCTTTATAGTCTGAAAATATCTAACTACACGTTTATAATCTTGATAATTATCTAATTTACTTATTGCATCATCTATTTCTGCATTTTTAAGCATTTTCATGTTCGTAGGCTCAATAGCTAATTTATCTCCAAAATATAGATCGTTATTTTTCACATTAATATCTAGAGAAGGTAAAAATTCTTTAAATTTCCCCGTCCATAAGTTAGTAATATCTTCAAACCATTTTGAATATTCTTTTGGATCTTCTTTTGATTTCTGTTTCATTACATAGAAAGCTTCTACGAATCCTTTCATTTGACTATAAGGCTCTTTAGATAAAAATTCCCCTCTTAACGCATCAACTGTTAAAACTTGACCTGATTTCATTGCTCTAGAAACTCTAGCATCATCTACTGCAGCATCTAACTTTTTAGTGACGAAACTTTTACCTCCTGCAGGAGCTCCTAGAACTGCAACACCTATTGGATCTGCAATAGCAAGTTTAGCTTCATAAACTTTCTCGAATTCATCAAATTTAAGCATTTTATCCATTCAGGGCTTTCATTTTACTTAAGATTTTTTCATTTTCAATTATCCTTGCTCGAGTTTTTAATTGACTCTTTCTACTTTTTGTAGCTTTCTTTTCTTTCTTTGCTTTAGACATGATGTAAATTGTCAGTTTTAAAAAAGGCTACCATTTCTGATAGCCTTTGGTATTAAATTTTATGTATTAGAAATTAATCGTCTAACTCTAAGTATTTCTTTGCTTTCCAATCTGCAACAGGTATCTTTCTAATTTGTCCATTTTGAAGTTTCAAAACAATTTCTCCATTAACATAATCTTTGATAGTTCCGCGTTGATCATCCACTAAATATGAATGGCCTGATGCGATACCGTCTCTAACTGAAGATCCCTTTTGAATATCTAAAATTTTAAATGCAGGAATTAAAAATTCATTCCCTTGTTTATCCGCTATTCTAATCCAAGGTTCTTTAGAGTGTTCTATTTTTTCACCACCTACAGTAGTTTTAGTCATTTCAGGTTTATCCGGATTATCTTCAATTCCTAGAACATCAAATTCTCCCTCATCATAACCAGAATGTGAATCAGTAAATTTAGGTTTAGTTTTATCTGTCCAATTTTCATTAGGCATTGACCTAACTTTAGGATCTGCTGAATATTTATCGAAATCGAATTCTGCTACGATGCTAATAGCGGTCCCAGTTTTTAACCAAGATGCCATGTGAGCAGGAACTCCGCCCCATTGAATACTACCTTCTGCTTTCCAAGGATTTCCAGCTGGATAAACAGGTATAGCACCCTCATCAATAGAGATAAACTCTTCAAAAAGTTTTATGTGTCTCATCTAATTTTTTTTCTTTTTCTATATATCTTTTTCGGTTTAGAAACCTAATCCACCACCTTCTTCTTTTCCGCCTTCTGCTCCACCTTCTCCTTCTGCTCCACCTTCTGCTGCAGCTTCACCTTCTTTAGCTTTCTTAGCTGAAATTTTCTTAGCTTGCTCATTAGCATCCAACTCATCTTTATCTAATTTAAGATAAGTTTCAATTAGCCATTTAGTATCAAAAAATGGTGTTTCTCCATCCATGATAGCCTGCATACCACTTATAAGTTCTAATCTCTTTTGGAGTATTTCCTGGCGTCTTATTTCTTCAAATATATTATCTTGTACAAATCTTAAACCTAATGATGATTTAAAAATTTCATCATCTTCAAGTTCTTTATACTTTAAACACATTTGAATCCACAGAGGCTTAACTAATAACTCTTGGAATCCTGATCTGATACGATTAACAAATTTATGGAATCTGATCTCTTCTCTATCTACACCTGTAGCAGCAGTGCCTGTTAATTGTCCACCATTTTGCGCTTTATCAAATCTCATAAAAGGAATCTTTGAATCCTCTTTCATTTTATTGGTAAAGTAATTAAGCAACGGAGACTCATTCATATCGGGTCCTTCACCTGCTAGAGTTTGAATATCTACCTGTTCACCATTTTTAGATGGGAAAAGGTAGTTCTTATAGAACTGCATGGTAGGTGAACCATTGATAGTTACTTCTCCTGAAGATGGATCTAAACGAATATCTTCTTTGTACAAAGACATCATCTCTCCAAGAGATTCTCTTGCTTTCTGTGGTGATTTTGTTCCAATTGGAACAACCATTTTCAATCTCCATGTAGAATTCATCAATGTCCACATTACTTGAGCGTTCTCAACAATTCTTAATAAATTAAATGATCTTACCATGTTTTCCACATAAGATATTCTTGATGGTAAATTACCTTTAGAATATGAAATGAAAATAACTTGAGTGTCATATAACATTCTTGTCATAGAAGGTGTATCAGGATATTGGTACCATACTTTCTTAATGATACCATTTTCGTTCTTGATATCATTTCTCATTACTGCAGCATCCAATTCTTTAAATCCTAAAATGTTATTTCCTTTGGCATCATAGACAATTTCAAATGCTAGAACTCCATCAATTAAAAATTGTCTAAAATATTGCCATGCAGTTGTATCATTTACAAATCCAAAATGATTATAGATCTTTTTGAATTGATTAGTTAAATCATCTTTAATACTATCTTTTAATTCTAACAATGAGGTAGAAGGATATGCAAAATAGTTAGTTTCATCAAAACATATTGATTCATCTGCAACAGTTGTTATACACCAGTCAATTTCTGAGCTAAGTGAAAACTTTCTAAGAAAATCTCTTCTTGAAGGATAATCTTTATCGAAAATTGGTGTATATTTCTTCTGTGATACATCCGATAATGCTAATGAATATAATAAATCTCTAGGGTTAAAGTCTCCACCACCTAATTGAGCTTCTGTTGTACCAATTGCTCTAGATTGTTTAATGATCATGTCATCATATTTCATACCTAATGATGAAATACGTTTTAATGCATCTGAAACTCCAACTGCTGGTGCGTTAGAAAACCTGTCAAAAAAGCCTGCCATATTTTGTAATTATTTTCAATTAAAGTTCATCATCAAAAGTTATGAGTTCTTCATTTTCGATAAATTCTTCCGAAACCGTTTCCTCGTTTTCAATGAGTGGTAGATTATCTACCTTTTTCTTCTTTTTCTTTTTCTCTTTTGGAACTTTATTTTCCTTTTGAAAATCTTCATTCAAAAGGGAACTATTGAATGTTCCGATAAGATCTGTTTTTAGTAAGGGAATCATACCCCATTCTTCTTCATTAATTTGCTCTATTCCAAGCACTCTTCGTTCTTCAAGGTTTTTGAATGCATAAGGTGAGATTCTCATCCATTTCTCATGAATTTGAATTATAGGTTCAACTCTATTTGCAGGAGTTTTTGAATGGTGTTTAAACACTTCTTCTAAAATCTCTATTTTCTGCTCATTTCTTAAATACATCAAATTCAAAGATCTTGTATAAGTCATCCCTTCATCATCTCTAAATCTACCAAATGATATAAAAACCGGTGTAAAATGATATTTATCAGTGAGTATATCTGGATCAGTTAAATATTTAGCTGCATATACATCGCCGGGATGAACAAATACTTTTGATCTGGACTCAAATTTTTTCTGAAATGATCTAGTATATTGTCTAAGATCAATTCTCCATTTATTAGCTTTCCAAGTTTGATGAGGTGTCATTAAAATATAAAAGATTCGGTTACTACTATAAATTGCCATCCTCTACTTTCTGCATAAGCTTTAGCAGCTGAAAATTTAGCCACGTTAATGAGATACATTTTCATCTGTTCAGTATATGCCAGAATTCTTTTTTCTGTAACTCTGCCTTTAGGGTAAACAGGTTGCAAAAGCTGTCTAGAAGGCTTAACTTCGACTAAAAAATCACTATAAGTTGTCTCCCCAGTCTTCAGTTTAACATAAAAATCTACATTATAAGGTTTTATTTCTCTATCAATTGGATGCATATAGGGTATCTGAAGTGGCTCTGATGACCAAGCAACGATCCTTTCTGTAGAATCACAATACACTGCAAATTTCTTTTCCCAACTTGATCTAAATATGATTTTACTAGGATCTCCAATGTACTTAGCAAGGTTTACTAAATTATAGTAACCTTGCTTGTACGGTCCATTGGTACGTGGAACTAAATTCTTAATATTTAGACGTCTTTTAGCCATTAAATATTATAGATTCCGTATTCTTGTGAGATTGAAACTTTCAAAGAAGACTTAATGGGATAGAGTCTTCTCCATCCTTTAGCAAATCCATTTTTTATCATCTGTGTAAAAAATGCAAAAGCGTTATTTGATTTTTCTGGATTGAATCTGTTCCAGTACTTGATAACATCTTCCATAGCAAAGGCTTGACAGTCTTCTCTATCTTCTTCCATCTTATATTTGAAAACTTTAGAGATTTCTTTTACCATTCTATCTAGCATTACTAGAGCTTCAGGTGTCAATTTTTCTAATTCCTTTGACTTTACAATAGCTTCTAGAAGCAGTTTGTTATTAACA